GCATAGATAGTTATGGTAATTCTGATGTAGAGAAATCATTAGAAATGATATTATTAGAAAGACTTGAATGGAAGAAGAAATTAAAACCAGAAGATTATAGACTGCGTATTTCTCAGAAACCTATTAACATCAAAGAAGCATTTGACTATAGAAAAGATGCAAGATTTCCAGAACACCTTGTTTCTCAACAGATTAAACGTATTGAAGAGAAAGAATATCCAATGGAATTTGTTGATTTGATTTGGGAAGATGACAAGATTGTACAAAAGTTTACACGCAAGTTGCCAATAATGGAATTTCCCATTTCACCAAAAACAGAAAACAAAGAAGGTGTAATTGTTATTTATGAGAAGCCAATAGAAAATCCTAAATTTGGAACATACTATGCTTCTATTGACCCTGTGTCAGAAGGTAAAACAACAACATCAGAATCATTGTGTTCTATATTTGTGTACAAGACTGCACAAGAAGTTACTGTTCATAAGAAAGATGGCTCTATAGAGTCACATATTGAAGGAGATAAAATAGTTGCATCATGGTGTGGACGTTTTGATGACTTAAAAAAAACACATGAAAGACTTAAACTAATTATAGAGTATTATAATGCTTGGACATTAGTGGAAAATAACGTACACTTGTTTATTCAGTATATGATATCAGAGCGCAAACAAAAATATCTTGTACCAAAAAACCAAATTATGTTCTTAAAAGAACTTGGAAGTAATAACAATGTTTATCAAGAATATGGTTGGAAGAATACAGGTGTGTTATTTAAATCTAATCTTGTATCATACGCTATTCAGTTCTTAGAAGAAGAGATGAATGTATCAACAAAAGCTGATGGAACAATCACTAGAGTGACATATGGAGTAGAAAGAATACCAGATATAATGTTACTTAAAGAAATGCAAGCATATAGAGATGGATTAAACGTGGATAGACTTGTTGCGTTTTGTGCATTGGTTGCTTTTGCTAAAGTTCAAGAATCAAACAGAGGTTTTGCAAAAAGAATAGATCATGAAAATCCTGATAGTTTGCAAAATTCAAATAAAAATGCTAACTTATTTATGAGTCCCTTTCGTCACATGGGTAATTCTGCTAATACTCCAGAATCAGCAATGATGAGAAAGCCTAGGAATCCATTTAAAAACATGAAGTAATATGAAAATATTCAATGCGTTGCAACTTAAAAATGGTGCAAAAGTTGATGCTAACAGAATGGGAACATTCACTCAACCTGTTCAATTTCTAAATTCAAAAGATAAAGATGAAGCATGGGGTGCTTGGAATATGGACTGGTATGAGATGCAAGGTCTTCAACAGATTCGCAGAAATGCTAGACGTTTGCTAAAAAACTACAAGTTAGCAAATGGTATTATTGATAAAACAGATTATATTGTTGAGGAAAATAATGACATGGCAGAACTTATTGATGTTCTGACAAAAGAAGATGCATCAGCATTTGAGTTAAAGTTTTTTCCAATTATACCTAACGTAATAAATGTTATGGTTGGTGAGTTTGCCAAACGTAATGATAAAATTATGTATAAGTCAGTTGATGATACTTCATATAATGAGATGCTTGAGCAAAAAAGAGGAATGGTTGAACAAACATTACTTGCTGGAGCAGAGATGAAAATGAAGATGCAAGTTGAATCAATGGGCATTGATCCAAATAATCCAGAGCAACAACAACAGGCAGAACAAATGATGTCTCCTGAGAATTTAAAAACATTACCAGAGATTGAAGAGTTTTTTAAAAAGAACTATAAGTCAATGGTTGAAGAGTGGGCATCACATCAGCATGCTGTTGATACAGAAAGATTTCACATGAAAGAGTTAGAAACTCTTGCGTTTAAAGATAGTCTTATTGCTGATAGAGAATTCTGGCATTTTAACATGTTAGAAGATGACTATGAAGTTGAGGTTTGGAATCCTGTTATTACATTTTACCACAAGTCTCCAGGAGCAAGATATATTTCTCAATGTAATTGGGCTGGTAAAATTGATTTAATGTCACCAGCTGATGTTATTGATAAATATGGTTATCAGATGAATGGTGATCAGTTAAAAAGTTTAGAAGCAATATATCCTGTTAAAGCTGCTGGTTATATTTTGCCAGGTGTACAAAATGATGGTTCTTTTTATGATGCTACACGTTCTCATGATTGGAATGTTGATGGTCCTTCATTAGGAATGCGTCAGTTTACATCATATAGAGATACAGTAAATGGTTCTGGTGATGATATTATTTTAAGAATCTTAGCTGAATCAGAAGACATGGTGGATTTTGATAATACTGGTTTACTACGTGTAACAACAGGTTATTGGAAATCTCAAAGAATGGTTGGACATCTTACACGCATAGATGAGCAGGGTATGCTTACTGATATGATAGTTGATGAGAACTATAAAGTGACAGAAAAACCACTTTATGATACAGCTGTAATTAAAGTAAAATCAAGAGAAACTTTATTACTTGGTGAACACATTGATTGGATATGGATAAATCAGACATGGGGTGGTGTAAAAATTGGACCTAATAGACCAACATTTTATGGCAACACAGATAACATGAATTTTTCTCCAATCTATTTAAATGTAGCACCTACTAAATTTCAATTTAAAGGAGACTTTACATTATATGGTTGTAAACTTCCAGTAGAGGGTGCAGTATTTTCTGATAGAAATACAAAGTCACGTTCTTTGGTAGATAAAATGAAACCTTATCAAGTTGGATACAATCTTGTAAATAATCAAATTGCTGACATTTTAATTGATGAATTAGGTACTGTTATCATGTTGGATCAGAATGCATTACCACGTCACTCAGCAGGAGAAGATTGGGGACATGGTAATTTTGGTAAAGCGTATGTAGCAATGAAGAACTTTGGTATTTTACCTTTGGATACATCTATTACAAATACTGAGAACGCTCTTAATTTCCAACATTATCAAGTACTTAATCTAGAACAAACAAATAGATTAATGTCAAGGATACAATTAGCTAATCATTTCAAACAACAATGTTTTGAAACAATTGGAATATCAGCTCAACGTATGGGTGCAGTAAACGCACAAGAAACAGCACAAGGTATTGAACAAGCTATTAATCAAAGTTATTCTCAAACAGAAATGTATTTTGTACAGCATTCAGAATATCTTATGCCACGTGTTCATCAAATGCGTACAGACTTAGCACAGTATTATCAATCTAATAAGCCAAGTCTAAGGTTGCAGTATATGACAACTATGGATGAGAAAGTTAATTTTGAAATGAATGGCACAGAGTTATTGGCAAGAGAATTAAACATATTTATTTCTACTAAAGTAAATCAGCGTCAGATCATGGAGCAGATAAGACAGCTTGCTATCAGTAATAACACGTCTGGTGCATCTATTTATGATTTAGGTAACTTGATCAAGGCAGACTCACTTGCAGAGATTACACACACTCTTAAGGGCGTTGAGGAGAAAGTACAAGCTCAACAGCAACAGCAATCACAAGCTCAAACTGAATCTGAGAAAATGCGTCAAGAAGGTGAAAACAAACGTCAAGAGGCTGAACTTAGATATAAAGCAGAACAAGCACAACTTGATAGAGATACAGATGTACAAGTTGCAGAAATACGTGCAGCAGGATTCACTGGTATGAAAGATCAAAACTTAAATCAGCAAACTGATTATATAGATACATTAGAATATCTTGATAAACGTAGAGCAAAAGATCGTGACCAAACAATGGCAGAATCACGTGAGACAAATAAGATGATTGAAAATCAAACTCAAAACGATTTACAACGTCAAGAAATGATGACACGTGAAAATATTGCTGATAAACAACTCCAAATTGCACTGACAAACAAAAATAAATACGACAAACAAAAATAGTTTAGCTATATAGTGTCAAAAACTTTACATGTAGTGTATTGTCAGTTTAAATTTTTAAAGTTTATTTGCTAACTTATTATTGAAGGAAGAAGAGAAACACCTATAAAAAAACAAAGTATGGAAAACATGGATAAAAAAACTGAAACTCAAGACGTGAGTTCAGCAACTATTGAAAACATTGATGACTTTTTGCCCCTACCAGGTGCAGATAGTGTAGTAACATCAGATGACGAGGATGATAATGTGAGAACAGTTTTCTCAAAACCTAAACCTACTGATTTAGGATTTCTTGAGGATAATGATTCTTCTGATACTCCTAAATTATCTAGAGAAGATGTTGATGCTACATTATCAGAACTTGATTCAGATTTTGCTGATGATGAAGACACAAATAAACTTGGACGCAAAAAGATTGATAAAAGTGGAATGGTAGAAACATTCTCAAAACTTATGGACGAAGGCGTTCTAATGGGTTTTGATGATGACAAACCAATGGAAGATTATTCTATAAAGGATTGGAAAGAACTTATCCAAGCCAATTTAGATGAAAAGGAGCGAGCACTACGTGAGCAGACTCCAAAAGAGTTCTTTGAAGCTTTACCTGAAGAATTGCAGTATGCTGCAGAGTATGTTGCTAAAGGTGGAAAGGATATGAAAGGTTTGTTTAGAGCACTTGCACAAGTGGAAGAACAAAGATCATTAGATCCTACAAATGATGAACATCAAGAAATGATTGTTCGTCAATACCTTTACGCTACTAATTTTGGTGATGAAGCATTGATTGAAGATCAAATTGAAGAGTGGGTTAGTAATGGAACTATTACAAAACGCGCAGGTCAATTTAAACCAAAATTAGATGCTATGCAATCACAAGTTTTGCAAGGTAAACTTGCACAACAAGAGCAATTTAAAGTGCAGCAACAACAACAAAAAGAAATGTATATGGATAACATATACAATACACTTAAACCAGGAGATTTGAATGGTGTAAAGGTTGATAACAAACGTCAAAAATTCTTATGGGAAGAATTGACAACATTAAAGTATCAAAGTTTACAAGGAAAACAAACAAATCTTTTAGGAAAATTGCTTGAAGACTATCAGTTCAGTAATGCCCCTAGATATGACTTAATTGCAGAAACACTGTGGTTATTGTCAGATCCAGATGATTACAAAGATCAAATTAGACGACAAGCAAAAAACGAGGTAACACAAGAGACAGTAAAGAAATTGAAAACTGAAGAAGCAAGACGTTTGTCTTCAACAGTAACAGAAGAAAGAGAACAATCAAATTCTAAACCATCTTTGAAAAAACCACGTAACATTTTTAGTAACAGATAACGTAAATTAATTAATAACTCTAAATAACAAAACAAAATGGCAACTCCAGTAATGAACAACGGTCTGTTTCTGAGAGACACGAACTACAAAGTTTCGTCTCACTTAGATTCATACCACCTAGTAAACATGCTTAAATCAGCAGAACCAATGGATTTAGGTCCAGTAGATCTTTGGGCTATGTCCCAAAAGGTTGAAATGCCTCTTTATCAAATGTCTTCATTTGGTGGGAAAAACACAATTTTGGTAGACACACCACGTGGCGAGTACAAGTGGCAAACTCCAATTGTGCAAGACCTTCCTTATATTACTGAGGATATTGAGTCAGTTTCAACTGTTCTTGGTCAAGATGGTACTACCTTCAAGATTAAACTTAACAGACGTGTATTTGGTCATGGTGATATTATCACTTATGATAAGTACAAAGGATTAGAGATGTATATCACAGCAGATGATATACTTCCTTCAGCAGATGGATTTACCTATACTGTACAATTAGTGAATAACAACAACTCTGCATCTTTAGATCACAAATATTTAAAAGCAGGAACTAAGTACTTTAGAAAAGGTTCAGCTCGTGGAGAATATGGTGAGCGTTTTTCTGACATTGGAGAATTATCAAATGGTTTTCGTGAGTACTACAACTACGTAGGTGGTGCAGAGGCTCATGTTCACTATTCAGTTTCTTCTCGTGCAGAGATGATGATCAAAGGTGGTTTAAATGCAGATGGTTCAGTTCCTGTAACAGAAATCTGGAGAACATTTGACAAAGGTCTTGATCCATCAATTGCAAATATTGATCAAATGTTAGCTGTAATGGGTAAAGAATATATTAAAAAAGCATATGACAATGGTTCATTGACACGTTCTTTCTTAACTAAGATGGAAGCTGCTCACTTGACTAAGATTGCTACTGACATTGAGACTTACTTAATGTGGGGACAAGGTGGTCGTATCAAGCAAGATGGTCCAGATGACATGCGTTTATCAACAGGTCTTTGGTCTCAGTTAGACAACTCTTACAAGCGTATCTATAACAAATCAGGATTTACTCTTGACTTATTTCGTTCAGAGATATTTAACTTCTTTAATGGTAAAGTTGAGTTTAAAGGACCAGACCCATTACGTAACTTGATTGTACAAACAGGTATGGCAGGAATGAAAATGATCAACCAAGCTATCAAAAGAGAAGCATTTGGTACTGGTCTTACTGTCAACTTAGATCAATCAGGTGTTAATGGTATCTCTGGTACTAACGCAATGGACTTGAACTTTGGATTTGCATTTACAAGCTACACAATTCCTTTCTTAGCAAATGTGAAGTTTGTTCTTAACCCTGCATTTGACAACGTACATACAAATGATATTGAAAACCCAATCATTGATGGTTTCCCATTATCTTCTTATAACTTTATCATCTTTGACATCACTGACAATACAAATGACAACATCTTCTTGTTGAAATTGAAATGGGATAGTGAGTTGAAATGGTTCTACCAAAATGGTACTATGGACTACATGGGACGTTCACAAGGATTCCAGTCTTCTGGAAACTTTAATGGATATCGTGTGATGATGTCTCAAACAATGCCAGCTATTTGGGTTAAAGATCCAACTAAAGTATTGAAGATAGTTATGAGAAATCCAGTGACTGGAGGATCATTCTAAGACGCTCCACCTCCTCAATATCAGATGCAAATCTGATGGAAGCAAACGCCAGGAAGAACAACTCTTCCTGGTACTTCTGAAAAGTAACAGCCTTGATGTGGCTCAGAAGCTAAGTAGCAGAAATGTGAAACCAATGTTACAAAGAAGAAAGAAAAACCTAATTAAACAAATTAAAGAAAATGGAAAACATTACAGTAGTTGAAAAAGACAGAACACAGAAACGATCAAGTTCTGTGTCAATTAGACCTTATATTAATTCTACTATCTCAAATATGGGATTAGAGAAATGGGATATGGCAGTATTTGAAGGAGTTGTACATGAAGAAGTAATTGCATGTCTTGAATACAATGGTATTAAAAGATATGTAACAGGTCTTAATGAGTTCTCTCCAGATGTTAAATCATTACCAGAAGAAGATCGTCTTGCAGCTGTCAAAGAAATTAGAGCAATAGTTGCACAACTTGAAAAAGAATTAGCATCAAATGTGATTGATCCTAAAGATGAGGAGTTTTGGAATAAAGTAAAACTTTTAAAACCAGACAATTCTGAATTTTGGGAGAAGATTGTTTTGAGAATGGGTAATGATCCTGTATTTCTTGATCCAAGTATTGATCCTTATGACTTAATAAAATTACGTGCAATTGAAGCAGGAGGATTTTCTCTTGTTGCAAAGTCTTTAGATAATGCAAGAACATCTGCAA